CAGCAGCTTTTTCAGTGCCCATTTGAGCTTCAACTTCTTTACGGCGGGCTTCCAGTTTTGCAGCCAGCGCATCAGCTTTAGCTTGTTCTTCGGCAGCGGCATAAGCCGACAGCTTTTCTTCGTACTCAGCTTTCATAGCTTCAGCAGCAGCCTTAACCGATTCCATTTCGGCAGTCAGGGCAGACAGTTGAGCCAGAACGGCTTCGTGCGCAGCAAGCTCGATAGTTTGAGCTTTATCTTCTACACTCATCGTTTCTTCCTTTTCTTGTTCAGGCAAATCGCCTGTAGTTACGACTTCTTCCGAAGCCTCCGGGGTTACAGGCGTTGCGCCCAACTTCTTTTTGAGAAAATCCAGCATAGTTATCCTTTAACTGAGCACGTAATCTACGAACTCGGAACGAGTCATAATTTTGTTGACCAAACCAATTGACAGAGCGTCTTGAGCGGAGTACACTCGTGCTTGTGTGTCCTTGAGGTCTTTTGTGGACAAGCCCGTGTAATTAGAGACGTGAGCACGGAATGCATCACCAAGCTCGGCAACACGCTTCTGCATGTCTTCAAGGAAGCCATCTCGCCACGAACCATCGTCTGCGAAAGGAACTTTGTCGCTGCCATCTGTAACGAATGTACGTTGAATGCCAGCTTGTTCAAGCTTCTTACTATCGTTGTAAAGGCAAATCAAGACTCCGATAGAGCCCACGTCAGCGTAAGGGTTGGCAATCACTTCGTCGCAAGAACACGCAATAGCATAAGCAGCAGAACATGCTGAACCGTCAACGTAGCTAACGAGGCGAACACCAGCGGCATCACACATTTTGCGAAGTTCGTCAACTGATTCAAAACAGCCGTAAGCCTCGCCACCACCTGAATCAATGTCAAGAACAAGAGTTTTCGCTTTAGCTGCAATAAGTTCCTCAGCTTGATCCAGAAGCATTTCGTAGGAAAAACCTCCGCACATACCCTCCCAACCTGTGGAACGGTATGTAAGAGGTCCACGAATAGTAATCACTCCAATATCGCCAGCAACAGGCACATCTTTTTTATTTTCTGTGCTCTTACTGCCTTCGATATCGATCATACCGGCGTTGCGAGCGTCAAAATAAGCCTCAACTTCTTGAAAGGCTGTTTTAGAAATTAGATGGGGGCGGTTTCGCAGGGAAGCGGTAAGCCGCAAAAGTTTGTGTTTATTCATGCATTTGCTCCGTCAAGTATTGCTCCTTAAACTGGAGCCACGCAGGGTCTTCTTTTGGAATCCAACCAGATTTGAACTTATCTTTCATTTTCCAAGGGTTGCAGTTTAAGAAACCAAGCATTTCCGCAAGACTCCTTGCCGCTGCTTTAGGATGCTCCAAATGTTTCTCATAAAAAAGGTCTGCAACTGCCCACAAATCTTTTCTAGCGGCGCTGTTTTCCCAAAGATTTCTCCCTGTCATGGCGAGTGCAAACTTCCTCTTAGATTCTTCACTCTTTACTCGCCCCGTGGCCTTTTGTCGAATCTTGTTTCGTGACTCTTCAGATAAGGGTCGCCCCTTCGACGCAGCGGACATCCTCTTACGGGTTTCTTCAGATATTTGTTTACCCTTGTGGGCCTTAGACATTTTTAGCTTAGAAGCTTCAGAATGACCCCTCCCGGAGAGGGGAGGTATCAACCCTCCGGGAGCCAAGTTCCATGCGACCTCAGCGACGGGTCGCAATTCAGACTCTACGAAATAGCAAAACTCCTCATCACCTTTCGCTATGACTGTTCTGAGGATATCGTCACCGTATTTCCGCATAGCCCGGTGCACCAAATACTCAGAACCACTCCTTACACTGTAGTCGTGCACAGTCATTCTTCGGTCAAAGTTGTTTGTAACACCAACGTAACCTTCAGACTTAATATCGGTATGATTTTTATGTCTAATCCAATATACTACGTGGTCTTCAATCAAGCTGAATTCTCCGAATTTTGCGAACTTGAATCTTTTTTAGTGGGTTTTGTTGCTGTTCCGTCGTAAGGAGTTTGCATCCCCTCTCCAGAATTACTGGATTCCATTGTAAACTCCACAGACTCTAAATCAGTGTCAGGTGGAAGTGTACTAACGCCGATTGCGCGGAGAAGCCTGTTAACAACGTCTACATTCTTAGGAATAAGACCGATCGATCCAGTTCTCTGCATAAGTTTTCCTAATTCATCAGCGCTCATCTCGGAAATATCTCCGGGGATGAATTTAGGCAACCGTTCTATTTTCCACGAATTGAGTTTGTAGAGTTGCGGAACTAGATCATTGTTCAAGACATCAGCAATCTCATTGAGCCGGTGCCCCATCGCAAGAGACACAACATTTGTATCCGAATCAGCAAGGCTAAAAGAGCCAACTTCGCTACCACCCTTAAGAATATCAATTCCAAGTGCAGAATAAACTTCATCTGCGTAGCGACGAATAGCTTGATCGATGTTAGCACCGGGTATACCCTTCTTCTCCAGTAACTCAATCGAGAATCTATCCTGTTTGGTTTGTTCATCTACAAGCTTAGGGAAGATGATTCCGCGATTTGTACCTGCCTGCATGGTGTCAAGCAGTTTTTGGCAAGCTTGATATACTGCCTTCATATCATCGGGTGCATCAGCAGCCATGTACTCAGGTGGAAGTTTAATCAATGGAAGTCCAGCAGATTCTTTAGCAATGCCAAGAAGCTCCTGTGAACGGAGCATGTCAAGCTGTTTGTAAGCTTTGTACACACCTTTAAGAATAGAGTTGCCTGTAGGATCACCCTTAGTAGGGTCTGCACGGAAAAGCAAGAATTTATCTCGCTTAATAGGAATAAGACCGTGCTCATTGGCTTGATCCATGAACATTGCTGCGTGTTCAAGCTTATAGATGGATTGTTCACAACCCAGCAGATCACGACCATCTTCAGAGAACGTCCAACGTGCAATAGTGTCTTGTGAGCGCGGAGTGAGCTTGCGGATTCCAACTTTACCGTCGTTAAATTTGCTACCGTTCTTATAGAGGCGGCGGCGGTAGACCTTCTCCTGTACAGAGAATCCGTAGGGAAGATATGTAACTACATCGGACATGAACTCTGCCCACGAGCCTTCCATGTCGTCCATGCACGACTGAACAAATTTAGCACGCTCTTTTTCTTCTTCTGTGGCGTCTACAGGTGGAACTACGGTCCAATTGACACGGGACAGCAGCATCCGATAAGTGTTCATTGCAGATGCAATAACTGCATCATTGAGCATTTCTTTGACCGTGATAACAAAGTTATCAAGATGAAATGCCCTGTTCGGATCGTCAATAACTTTCCCAAAAATTGTGCGAAGGCCGATAAAGCCTGTTTCCCCTAACTGAATACGGGGCACTGCAACACCATCGTCAGCCGCCAGAGCAGCCGTATTATCTTGTGGCTTCTTTTTAGCGGCCATTATTGCTCCTTTTCTTTACTGAAACGAATTGTACCATTGCAAGTAAGTCTTGTCAAATTTGTGCTACTACACCGATGGAATTGGGGATGGCTGAGTATTTACGGACAGAGTAAACGACGGAATAGTGATCTGCTTCATAACAGCCTTACACGCCGTAGCCGTGCTATCCCACATGTCGTCCTTCTGATTCCTATTGCCGTCAATATAATCTTCTAGCTCGTTGAACCACATTTCATTCCACTCGCCCCTTACCACCCGGACAAGCCCCGCCTCCGCAAGAGACAAGAATGGTTGCATACGAGACAGCTTGCCAGTGTGTCCTGAAACCATCTCTGTGCGAGCGTCTACACCATTCTCTACAAGCGTCTTAATGAAGAACATATTTGCTGCCGCTCCGCCAGCGCCGGGGTCTTTCGGAATAAACACAGGAACTTGTTGCCCTAGCTCGTCGCGATCCTTGATAGCACACTTGGCAATCTCTTCAAGAACCCCGTGCGTCAGCTTTCTATATCGCTCAACATGTTCGACGTAATAGAAACCATCTTTTCCTTTAGAAATGCGGGTAGATGCCGTCCAGTCGGGATTGGGGTTACTTTCTGACTTGAGTGTACTCGCTAAGTCCATCCCCCTCGCACGATTACTAACTAGTGCAGGAACTTTATCAACAATCTCACACCAATCTCGTTTAAAATACCCTGACGACTCTTCCTTGGCAAACCACGAGCCAAGCAGCAGACGTTCACGCTCAACACGCTTAAGGTTCTCAAGACGGGCCACGTATCCGGGGTTGAGCACCTTCATCCTTGGGTTGTCCCGAATAGTGGCGCTGATGAACGTATAGCTCTGTGGCCGTACTCCGGGATATGTCTCAATCAGTTCTTCTTTTGTATCAGCAAACACCATCGTCCCGTTGTACGAAGCGTAATACCGCTCAACACCTGAACGCTCAGGAATGGGAATACCTGTGTCTTGATCCAAATACCAGTTCACAAAAGGCATAAGATGGCTGTCGCGACGTGGGTTGCA